GAACACAACTTTTAATGGTCCAGTTAGGTCAGAAGGCGGATTTGAACAAATCAGCAAGAACTCTAGCACAGGAGCTATAACAACTAATTTAGATATAGATACAAGTGGTAATATTACTACAACAGGGTATCTTTCTGCTTATTCTAATATAGAAAGTATTACAAGTGCTACGCATGATGTTGAGTCAACAGACTCAGGTAAAGTTTACACATTAAACAGAGCAGCAGGTATTGTAGTAACACTACCTACAGCAGCAGCAGGACTTAACTATACATTTATAGTAGGCACTACTTTTACAGGAGCAGGACAAATTAATACTGACAACGCTAGTGATTTATTTTCTGGTTTTGCTCAAATATTTGACCCAGCAACTGCTGGTGATACCAATACTTTTATTCCTGATGCAAGTGATGATGATACTATTGATTTAGGTTCAGCAGCACAGGGTTGGGCAGTAGGTGGAATTATTCGTTTACACGCAACTTCAGCAGCAGTATGGCATTGTGAAGCATTCCTTCATGGTGATGGTACACTAGCTACTCCATTCGAGTAAGGGGGTAAATAATGGCAGATGCAGTAACTTCACAAACCATCATTGATGGTGAAAGAAACTGTATTATGAAATTTACCAATGTCAGCGATGGCACAGGCGAATCCGCAGTAGCTAAAGTAGATGTGTCTGCTTTAACTTCTAACTCAGCAGGTGTATCTTGTTCTGAAGTTAGAGTATTGCGAGTTAGCCATGCCATTGTTGGTATGTCTGTTCAATTGTTTCTAAATGCTACTTCTAATGTTCTACTTATGGAACTGGCTGAAAGTAGTAATGGACACATGGATTTTGCAGATTTCGGTGGACTTCCTAATAATGCAGGTAGTGGTAAAAATGGTGACATTTTATTTACCACTAAAGGTCACTCTTCAGGAGACACTTATTCCATTACATTAGAAATGGTTAAAGTGTATTCTGATTAATCGGAGCTAATTATGGCTAAAATCAAAAATTATGTAATTTCTGAAACTGGTGAGTTTCCTCCACAGTATAAAGTTTTACATCTAGATGAAGATGGAATCTATAGACCTATATTTGGTCCTGACCCTGATTTAGAAGATGCAGAACGTAAGTGTGATGAAATGAATGGTGAAAGAGCTAGAAATAAAGATGGTCATTATATGGCTGACGACCTTTCTACTCCTGATATCAATGAGGCTTATGTTGGTGGTAAAGCACCTAAGAAAAAAGCTGTTAAGAAAAAACCAGCTAAGAAAACTACAACTAAAAAGAAAACTACTAAGAAAAAGTAGTATCATTTATATTTATAATACTCTGGTAAAACGGAGTATTATATTTATTCAATTGGAGAAATTATGAAAAAATCTAAATATATGGCTGGCGGTGGTAAGTCAGGAATGAAAAAGTCTAAATATATGGCAGGTGGTGGTAAGTCAGGTGTTGAGGTTGGCAAACAACAAAGTGTCATGCAATACAAAGATTACGTTAAGAAAATGTTTGGTGGTGGTATGACTTCTGAACCAGCCTTAAAAAAGAAAAGAACTAAAGGCATGGCTAAAGGTGGTAAGAGCTAAATAGAGTTCTGATGACCAAAAGAAAAAGAGAAAATCCTATACCTAAAACAACTAAAGGTAAAGGAGCTAACTATCGCCCTACTAAATCTGGTGCTGGTATGACAAAGAAAGGAGTTGCTGCTTATCGCAAAGCAAATCCAGGTTCTAAATTAAAAACTGCAGTAACAGGTAAAGTAAAAAAAGGAAGTAAGGCTGCAAAACGCAGAAAGTCTTACTGTGCTAGGTCTTTAGGTCAGTTAAAAAGAAGTTCAGCTAAAACACGAAATGACCCTAATTCTAGAATTAGACAAGCTCGTAGAAGATGGAAATGTTAATATGGCAATTTCAAGAACAAACATAAAAAATCAAATAACAAAAGCACCTTCATCCAAAAAAAAAGTTACAAAAACTAAATCTGGTATAACTGTAACCAGAATTAAAAAGGATAAATAATGGCTACAAGTGGAACAACTACATTTAACTTAGATATAAGCGATATTATGGAAGAGGCTTATGACCTTTGTGGTTTAGAGTTACGTTCAGGATATAGCTATAGAGGAGCAAAAAGAGCTTTAAATTTAGTTTTTTTAGAATGGCAAAACAAAGGATTAAACCTTTGGACTGTAGAACAAGCAAGTGTTTCTTTAACTGCAGGAACAAGCAGTTATACTATAGCTTCAAGTGCATTGGATGTTGTAGATGTATTTATTAGAACTGATGCAGGTGATACAAATAAACAGTTTGACCAAAGATTAAATCGTATTTCTAGAACAGAATATAATCATCAAGCTAATAAACTTACACAATCTAAACCTACCCAATTTTATGTAGATAAAGATAATGACGCTGTAAAAATTGTTGTTTGGTCAACACCTGATGCTGCACAAACATACACGCTTATATATGATTATGTAAAAAGAATAGAAGATGTTGGAACAATTGCTAGCAATAATCCAGATGTTCCTGCTAGGTATTTGCCATGTTTAACTTATGCTCTTGCATATAATTTAGCTTGTAAATCACCTGAAGCACAAAATCGAGTTCCTATGATAAAACAAAGATATGATGAACTTTGGAATGATGTAAGTGAAGCTGATAGAGAAAAAGCTGCAGTTAAATTTGTTCCTGATTTATCAATAAGCGGATACTAATGGCATACGCAAGAGCAAGTAAAGCTTTAGGTCAATGTGATAGATGTGGCTTTTCTTATAAATTAAATACATTGCAATATCAAATAGAAGATGGAAAACGTAATGGTTTGAGAGTTTGTTATGATTGTTTAGATGAAGACCAACCACAATTAAAAATTGGTGAAGTAAATACAAACGACCCACAAAATTTATATAACGCAAGAGTAGATACAGGTAAAACAAATTCTACATCATATGCAGCTTTTGACCCTATTGGTGGTGGTGTTACTGAGTTTGGTTCTTCAACTATGGGTTTAGATATTAAAGGTGAAGTAGGTAAATTAAAAGTGAGTACAGAATGAGTTGGACATTTACAACATTAAAATCAGCTATACAAGATTATACGCAAAATACTGAATCAACCTTTGTGGCTGATTTAGGAACTATAATAAAACAAGCTGAAGATAGAATAGTAAAATCTGTAGAACTACCAAATTTTAGAAAAAATGTAACTGGTTCTTTTACAAGTGGCAATCAGTATTTATCAACACCATCTGATTATTTATATCCTTTTTCTTTAGCAGTTTTAGATAGCGATAGTGCATACACTTATCTTTTAAGCACAGACGTAAGTTTTATAAGAGAAGCATATCCATCAGCTTCTTCTACAGGAGTGCCAAAACACTATGCACAGTTTGACGATAATACTTTTATTGTTGGACCTACACCTAATGCAAATTTAACTGCTGAATTGCACTATTATTATATTCCACAATCAATAACAGAATCATCTGATGGAACAAGTTGGTTAGGTACAAATGCACCTGAACTTTTATTGTATGGAAGTTTGTTAGAGGCTTATACATTTATGAAAGGTGAGCCAGACATAATGGTAAATTATGAAAAAAGATTTCAAGAGGCTTTACAAAGATTAACTTTGTTATCAGATGGTTATAATCGTAAAGACGCTTATAGAGATGGACAAAGGAAAATAGATGTCTAATGACCCAATAATTGAACTACAAGGCAAAAATATTGCATTAGTAGCTATGGGTCAAAGTCAAATAGATTTTCATTTATCACAAACGCATAGCGTTGAATTTGACGAAATTTGGGCAATTAATGCCATGATAGGTGTTTTACCAAATATTGATAGAGCATTTATTCTTGACCCAATGAGTAGATTTTTTGATACTGAAGATGCAGGTACTATGACTGGCATGATGCGTAAACAACTGCCACTTGCAAGTTACCCTATTTATACTTGTGAGTTAGATGAAAGAGTACCTGCAGCTTTAGAATATCCTATAGAATCAATAGTGCGTGATTTAGGATGTGCATATTTTAATAATACAATTCCCTATGCAATTGCTTATGCTATATGGAATAAAGTTAATAAAATTAGTATTTTTGGTGTGGATTTTACTTATAGAAGTAATATGCACTTTGCAGAAGCTGGTAGAGGTTGTGTTGAATTTTGGTTATCAAAGTGTATAGATGCTGGAATACAAATAGAAATAGCACCCAGGTCAACTTTGCTTGATACAGATATAGGTTTTGAAGAAAAATTATATGGTTATCACAGATTAAAAAATCCTAAAGTTGCTTATCAAAATGGTCCAATAATGAGTGTTTGTAAATTATCAGATATAGAAATAGAAGAAAAACCAAAGCCAGTTGGAATTATAGGAAGAAAAGATTTAAACTTATCTGAACCAGTAGAACCAAAGGAATATTAATGCAAACAGACAAATTTGAAATATCAATAGGTGATTTAGGAGTACAAACAACTAATAATAGAGGTCATACTATTGAAGAGGTTGCTGAAATGGCAACAAATAAATTAATATCTATAAGTGATACTGCACCTATGGAGATTAAAGCTCAAGCACACGCTTTTAGAGATAGAACCAAATGGGTTATTGCACATTATGTAAAAGAAGGTATAAAAAACCATACTTGTACTATATGCAATGAATTAGAAAAACAAGGTCATAAAGACCTAGCAAATATAATAAGGAGGCTGTAATGGCTATTACACAAGCAATGTGTACTTCTTTCAAAAAAGAACTTTTGGAAGGTGTGCACAATTTTAAAAACTCAGGTGGCAACACATTTAGATTAGCACTCTATACGAGTTCAGCAACTATGAGTGCAGCAACAACTGCGTACACAACTTCACAAGAAGCAAGTGGAACAAACTATACTGCTAAAGGAGAATCTTTAACAAGAGTTGACCCTACAAGTTCAGGAACTACAGCATTTACTGATTTTGCTGATTTAACTTTTGGAACAGCAACTGTAACAGCTAGAGGTTGTATGATTTTTAATGACTCCGCATCTGGCGACCCAGCAGTAGCAGTATTTGATTTTGGTGCAGATAAAACATCTACAGCAGGTTCATTTACTATTACATTTCCTACGGCTGATGCAAGTAATGCTGTTATAAGAATAGCGTAGATTTAGCCAATGGCTAATGTAACTGGTTGGGGTAGAGGAACTTGGGGTTCTGATACTTGGGGTGAAGAAAACCCTATTGCATTAACAGGTTTAGCAGGAACAACTGCATTAGGGTCTTTAGCAATAACGGCAGATGCAAATGTTGCAGAAACAGGAGTAGCAGCAACTGGAGCTATAGGCTCTGAAACTGTAACAGGTATTGCTAATGTTTTTCCTACTACTGTAGTAGGAACTACTGCATTAGGCTCAGAAACAGTAAGTGGAGATGCCAATGTAACAGAAACAGGATTAGCTGGAACTACAGCACTAGGAACTATTTTAGCTGCTGGTTTTGCTGTTACTGGTGTATCTGGAACTGCATCTACAATAGGATTAGGTGATGAAACTGTAACAGGTGATGCCAATATGTCTGTTACAAATGTTGTTGGAACAACAGCATTAGGTGATTTAAGTCTTGTTACTAATAATATAATTGCAGTAACTTTAAGTGCAGCAACAAGTTCATTAGGAAGCCTTAGTGTAACAGCTCATGCAAATATCTATCCCACAGGAGTAGAAGGGATAGGTAGAATTACTAATCTTACAGTTTGGGGTTTAATAGATGATTCACAAACACCAAATTATTCAACAATATCAACAAGTCAAACTCCTAATTGGAGTGAAGTGGCATGATAATATATAATTTTTACGAGGAAAATAAATGGCAAGTACATATGTAAATGACCTAAGACTTAATGAAATGGCGACTGGTGATGCGTCAGGAACTTGGGGAACAACCACAAATACAAACTTAGAGTTAATAGCTGAAGCATTTAGTTATGGCACAGAAGCAATAACAACTAATGCTGATACGCATACAACTACTATTGCAGATGGAGCTACTGACCCTGGTAGGTCTATGTTTCTTAAATACACAGGTGCTTTAGATTCTGCTTGTACTGTAACTATTGGACCAAACACAGTATCTAAACTGTGGTTTATAGAAAACGCTACAACAGGTTCGCAAAACTTAGTTATAAGTCAAGGCACAGGTGCAAATATAACAATACCTGCTGGTGATACTAAAATTATTTATGCTGATGGTGCTGGTGCTGGTGGTGCTATGGTAGATGCACTAGCTAGTATTTCTGCTGTAGATTTAAAAGTACAAGATGATTTAACAATATCAGATGACCTTACTTTTGACTCTGATTCAGCAGTCATTACTTTTGGTGCTGATGGCGACACCACTTTAACTCACACAGACGGCACAGGTTTAACTTTAAATTCTACTAATAAAATTTGTTTTAATGATGCCAGTCAGTTTATACAAGGCTCAAGTGCAACTGTACTTAGTTTAGGTGCAACAGATGAAATTGATTTAACAGCTACAGCTATTGATATTAATGGTACAGTTGATATGTCTTCTACATTAACTTTAGCTGGCAATGCAGACTTTAATGGAGATTTAGACGTTGATGGCACTACTAACTTAGATGTAGTAGATATAGACGGAGCTGTAGATATGGCTTCTACATTGGCAGTAACAGGTATAGTTACACTAACTGATGACCTTATTATTGGCGATGGAAAAACTATTGGCTCTGCATCAGATGTAGACGCTATGACTATTGCTTCTAATGGACAAGTTACATTTACGCAAACACTTATCGGTACTGATTTAGATATAAGTGGTGACGTAGATATTGATGGAACACTAGAAACAGATAATTTAACAATCGGTAGTGCACAAGGTAGTGATGGACAGGTTTTAACTTCAACAGGAAGTGGAGTGGCTTGGGAAGATGCAGCTGGTGGTGCAAGTTCAATAAATGATTTATCTGATGCTAAAACTTTTGGTACTTCTTCAATTATGCTTGGAGATGCTACTACAGGAACTATAAGTGGAGCAAACTACAACACGGCTGTAGGCATAGATGTTTTTGAAGCACTAACTACAGGAGATAAAAATACAGCACTCGGATTTGGTGCTCTTACTGGTGTTACTACTGGTAATAACATGGTCGCCATAGGCTACAATGCACTGTCTACTGCATCTACTGTGGAAGACAATGTGGCTGTTGGTACAGAGGCTCTAGCATCTACCAATAACACTAGAAACTTAGGAGTTGGCTATAGAGCATTGACTGCTCAAAGTGGTTCTTCTGACAATATAGCTATTGGATATGATGCTTTAGTTAGACAAACTACAGGTGCAAACGGAAACTTAGCAATAGGTAACTACGCAGGTAGAGCAGTTGTATCATCTGCAAGCACATCACAACTTATAGCTATTGGACATACTGTGGCTTCAAATGCTTCTGCAGCATTAGCTGGTTATCAGAATACATTTATAGGATATAACGTAGCATCTGGTGCAAGTTTGGCTGGAGCATTTCAAAATACGGCTGTAGGTGGTAGTACATTAACGGATTTGACTATAGGAGACCATAACGTGGCTATGGGCTATAATGCTGGTAATTCAATAACTACTGGTGGTGAAAATGTTTTTATAGGTTCGGCTTGTGGTGAAGACATAACAACAGGCAGCCAGAACGTAGCAATCGGTAGAGAATCATTTATGGATGCAACAACTGCATCTGATTGTGTTGCAGTAGGATTCCAAGCATTAGAAAATGCTACAGGAGGTAGTAATACTTCAATCGGTTATAAAGCAGGTGAAGATGTAACAGGCGGTACAAATAACTTTTTTGTTGGTAAAGGAACAGGAGTTTCAGGTTCTCCTGGTGGTTCTATAACAACAGGTAATAATGAAGGTGTGCTTGGAAATGGTGATGTAAGTAAAATTAACGTACAAGTTTCTTTAACAGTAGCTTCTGATGAAAGAGACAAAACAGACTTTCAACCTTTGACAGCTGGATTAGATTTTGTAAATGCTTTAACACCATACACTTATTATTGGGATAAACGTGCTAATTATGTTGATTGGGATGCAAACCCTGATACTGACTTAAATAGTGTAACCCATGATGGAACACACAAAGAAGACTGGATGGATTTAGGTTTTAAAGCACAAGATGTAGTTGCTTTAGAAGAATCTATAAATCATAAACTATCTAATAAAACCAATTTAGTTTCAAATCAAACAGGCGATGGCAAACAATATCAGTTACAGTATGAAAAGTTTGTACCAATTCTAGTTAAAGCTTTGCAAGAAGCTGATGATAAAATAGATGCGTTGACCGCTAGAGTCACAGCATTAGAAAGTTAATATAAGGAGTAAAAATGGCAGTAACTAAAACACTAACTAAAGCTATTCCTTTTGTAAAAAGTGGAAAAGTTGTAAAGTGGGATTTATCCATGACTTATGAGAATGACTCAGAAGGAGATGCTACATATTATACAAGTACATTTAATAAAGAGCGTTCAGCAGATAGAGGAGATTTTACTGCTAAAGCTAAATCTAGTTGGACTAAAGCTCAATTAGAAGCCTTATGCCCTGTGTCTAAGTGGGATGAGGTGTTTGCTAGTCAGGTTGATTCGGTTATTACAAATCCTGTAGTAACACCAGTAGCCGACACAGACTATTCAATACCTAGCTAATGGCAGAAGTAACAGTACATAGTATGCCTAGTGTTTTTGTTATGGAAACACAAATGCCAGAAGGTATGGTTGAGGATTTGAATAAGTATCTTGATGAATACAAAGAAGATAAAAACAAAAAGTCATTAGCTGATACTTTGGTTGGACAAATAACCCAAGGCGAACAGTTATTAATGGATAATGCTGACCCAAGATTAAAAGAATACACAAATTTTGTTTGTGGGTTAGGAGCAGATTATATTAACTTTTTTTCACAACAAACAGGCTCAAGGTTAAAAGCACCTAAAGCAGTAGCCGTAGATGAAACTTGGTCAGTACACAGTTACGAAGGTGACTACAATCCTATACATGACCATGGCACTAAAACTATTATGGGTATATCTACAACTGGTTGGACAAAAGTGCCACAGCAAATATTGAACCAACCTACTGCTGGTGATGGAAATTACTCTTTATACAATGCTTCTGGTGATTGTGATGGGTATATAGCATTTCAATATGGATTGAATCAATTAATGGACACAGCTAGATTGAGACCGCCTCAGTCTTTTGTTATGCAACCAGAAGTTGGAAAGTTGTTGGTTTTCCCTTCATGGTTGCAACACATGGTATATCCTTTTAAGGGAGAAGGCGAAAGAAGAACTGTTGCCTCCAACCTTAATTGTTGGGATGTATCTCAAGAACCAACAGAAATAGAAAAGGAAAAAAATAATGATTTGGATTAATCTTTTTATATGGATTACAGCAATAATAGCTATAGCTTCTTTTATAGCAGCAGTAACACCTACTCCTCAAGGAGATAAATTATTAGCAAAACTTTATAAAGTTGTTGATTTTTGTGCTTTAAATATTGGTAGAGCTAAAGAAATAGCAAGTGCAGAAAAAAAAGATGGCGACAGCTAAAGATGCTTTAAATGCTATTGAATCGCATGAAAAAGAATGTAAATTAATTTACAAAAGTATAGACGCTAGATTAGAAGCAGGGTCTAAAAGATTTGATAAATTAGAAACTATAATATGGGGAGTTTATCCTTTTATTTTAGTTTCATTAATCGCATCAAGGTATGTAGGATGAGTAGAGCAAAAAAATCAACAGTAAATAAAGCAGGTAACTATACAAAACCTGGAATGAGAAAACGTATATTTAATAGAATTAAAGCTGGTGGAAAAGGTGGCAAACCTGGTCAATGGTCAGCTCGTAAAGCACAAATGTTGGCTAAAGCATATAAAAAGGCTGGTGGCGGATATAAATAGTGTCATACTTGATAAGTAATATACCTCATTTTAAATGTTGGGTTAGAAAAGAATTTACAGTTAATCATCAAAGATATCATGGAGAATTTTTACACGCTATAGCAATAGCAGTAAATACAATTCCAGATAGGTCACTTAGTTTTCAAGTAGTATTTACTGGATGTGAAGCTGAAGATGATGAAGCCAATATACATGGTGGTGCAATGTGGGCAAGGATGCCTATACAAGCTCTTGTAGCTGATATACCTGTTGCAGAGTGGGCATTACCTATGGAAGACCATTTGGCTCAACCTTGGGATTGTGAAGCTAGAAATCATTCTGTAATAGTTATGGATAGAGTAAGTTCTAGTCCTTGGATATGTAAAATTAATAATAAATTTTATCAAGGCAAATATTTATTTACTGTAGATTATACTGGTAATTCTATTGCTGATTGTCCTGCACAACATAAACAATCTCATGTTATATATATTACAGAAGACTGCGAATGGAAAGGCAATATAGTTGCTTTACCTAATAATAGAGTAAGAGCTACCAGTCCTGCTTTATGGGTTACAGGTGAAGGTCCACCAGACTTTGCACCATCTCAACATATTCATTCAGCAGAAGGTCACGAAAGTTATCTTGACCCATTAACAACATTTAATAATTTATATAGTGAACAAATAGAGGAAGAATAATGCCATTAAAAAAATCTCAAAGAAGTTTGAAAAAATGGACAGGAGAAGAATGGACTACTCCTAGTGGAAAAAAATCTTCTGAAACAGGTGAAGTATATGCACCTAAAGCACAAATAAAAAGATTAAAGTCTACGTCTAAAGGTAGAAGTAAATTAGCAAGAGCTAATAAAAAGAAACGTGAAGCGACAAAAAAAGGTAAACAACACGCAAAACACGGATTACATAAAGGAAAAAGATAATGTATGAATATAGTTGTAAAGTTGAAAGAGTTGTTGATGGAGATACCATCGATGTTGTGTTGGACCTTGGCTTTGACATTCTTCATAAGTGCCGTGTTCGTTTATATGGCATTGATACTCCCGAGTCACGCACTCGTAACCTTGATGAAAAAGCTAGAGGAAAAATGGCTGGGTCTTTCTTAAGAGAAGCTATAAAAGAAGGTAAAAAAATTGTTATACAAACTAAACTTAAAGATTCAAAAGGTAAATACGGAAGAGTTTTAGGAGATGTTGTTGTAGATGGAAAAAATATAAATCAATTAATGGTCGAATGCTATTTGGCTGTAGCTTATCATGGTCAATCAAAAGATGAAGTAGAAGCAGAACATATGCGTAATAGACAAATTTTAATAGACCACAATTTATACAAACCTGTAAATTAAGGAGAAACATTATGTCAGAAGAATATCCTTCTAGTAGATTTGGTGGTGATATGGATAGAAATGAGGTTGAAATAGACCTTAATAAATTCATGGAACTGCTACAAGAACAATCTAAATTAAAAGATAGAATAAGAGAGCTTGAAGATGAATATAATAGAAATCCATTTCAAAAACTTATATTTGTAGCTGAAGCTATTGATAGTTGGAGAATAATACCTAGAGCCTTTTTGGGTGTTTATATGTATCTACTTTATTACACTACATTTTGGTTTATGGATTTACCTGACCCTTCATTTGAACAATCAGGATTAATTTCAATAGTCGTAGGTGCAGGTGCAGCTTGGTTTGGTTTATATACTAATAGTCATAAGTCAAAGAGTGACTTTTCTAAAAAATAAAGGAAAATTTATTAATAATGTATAAAAATATTTATTTCATAATTATTGCATTAGTTTTTTTTAATGTTTATGTTAAAGCTGATGCTCCAGACCAGACTGGAACTGGTTGTGCTAATGGTACGCAGTATTGTGAAAATAACAATTTGAATACAACAAATACTACAACTACAAATAATACCAATACTAATACAAATACAAACACCAATACCAACACAAATACAAATACAAATACGAATACTACAACTGCAACAAATACAAATACTTCGACATCAACTGCAACTAACTCAAACACAAACGTAAATACTTCAACAGCCACGAATACAAATGTGAATACAACAACAGCCAATTCGACAGCTACAACGAGTAATACAAATGCAAATACTAATGTTAATACATCTACATCTACATCTGAATCGACAGTAAATTCAACAGTAAATCAAACTGTTAATAACAATACGACTACAAATAATACCAACAATTCAACTTCTACAAGCAATAACACAAACATCAATAAAAACGAAAGCAAGTCTGAATCAAACGTACAAACGAATAACGTAAACCAAAACAACAATAACACTACATCTGATAATACAAATAGAAACATTAATCAAAGCAATTCAACACAAACGATTAAACAAGAAATAGAAACTAAAGCACCTCCTGCTTCTGCTATAGCTCCTTCTATTATGAGTTATAGTCAGGACCTTTGTACTACTGGTGTTTCAGGTGCGTTTCAAGGACAAGTGTTTGGTTTGTCAGGTGGGCGAACAATTAAAGATGAAAATTGTGAAAGACTTAAACTTAGCAAATACATATACGATATGGGCATGAAAGTAGCTGCTGTATCTATACTTTGTCAAGACACTAGAGTATTCCAGGCTATGGAAATGGCAGGAACTCCATGTCCTTACATGGGCAAAATAGGTAAAGAAGCTTCAGATGGATGGAACAATAATCCAGCACAAAGACCTGATGCAAAAGAATACAAAGCTAATTGGATAGCAAACTGCAAAAAAGGATTAAATCCTAATGACACAGGTTACAACAAAGATGTTGTGAGTGGTGTAAGGAAGGTTTTTACTAAAAAGAAAAAATCTACCAAACAATGTAAAAAAGAATGGAACAATGCCACATAAAGATGAATGGCAAACTTGGTGTTTTGTAGGTAGTTTAATTTTATCGGGGTTATTTGCATTAGGAGTAAATCAACTTAAAGCTGAATATATTTACGAAGCCAATCAATCTTTATATCATTTACAAACAAATGCTAATAATTTTGAAGGAGAGTTAGCTTACTCAGTTTCAGATGACGGAGTTTCTCCAGCAATAGATTTATCTTTTAATTTTACTTTTTATGGACAAACCTTTAGTCAAGCAAGAATGGCAACTAATGGTTGTTTACATTTTAAAACTACTGGTTCTTATTGTAATGATTACACACCAGACCCATTAACAGGACAACATACTTATACTTTATATCCTTTTTGGACAGATTTAATTAGAGACAATAACTCAAGACTTAAATCTTGGGGTGATTCTTCTAAAATGATTTTTGGTTGGTATGATTTAAGAGAATACAACAGAAGCAATACAGATAATAGTTTTGAGATAATTCTTTGGTCAAATAATACATTTGAGTACAGATATGGTGCTTTAAACGTAATAAACCATGATGTATTAATTGGTGAAATAGGTAGTGGTACTACAGAAAGTTATACTTATTTGTACCATGATGAATGTGGAACAGGCACAACTAATTCTAGTTCTTGTGTAAACACTAATTGGAATAACACTACATTTAATACATTATTAGAAAGTGGTGGCAGTTTATATGGAGAAGGTTCAGGTAACGCTATAGATTGTAGTAATGCTTTAAATAATGAATCTTGTTCTGGATATGCTTC